GTGTACTGGAGGTTAAAGGTCTTGTTGATCTCCCTCTCAATCTTATCCAGCGTCTTCTTAAGAAGAGCAGCTAGGGTCCCGACTAGTGAACGAGCAACCGCTCGTCCTTGATAAAAGTCAAGGCCTCTTACCCTTCCAGGGCCATCGGACAGAACCCATGTCTCAAAAGACATTGGGAACAATCCGCCTGGACGGTATAAGTACGCTAGAAGTCTACTGAGACGATTATTTAAACGCAGACCAACTGGTAGTTGGCCTAAGTTCTTATAACCGAAGCCCAAGAAGCGCGCTACGGCCGCCACCCGGATTTCTCCGAATAGCGCCGCCTTCCTCCACAGCTCTTCCAGGGCGGCTAGCGAAGCTACCGCCACTGAAAGTTCAGCCAAAGAGAAAGGCGTTGCTGACCGTCCTCGAACCCAGGTTCGCTTAGCGAACTCAAGGCTCCCACTCTTCGAAAGAAGGGACTTGGCGAGTCCGATCTCTACTCCGAGTGCATCCATCAGGATGAGGTACTTCTCAGCGACGGCTTTGTCAGTGATGACAATATCGTCTCCGAGGAGAGCATATCCCATGAACCAATCTCGATTGGTAGGGTATGCAAGTCTCGCTGCGTACTGCACAATGGCATGGTGAGTCAAGGCAAGCATCGCCCAACTTGACAACGCGCCCATGGGCTGCCCAACCGCGTAGGATACCGAGCTGAAACCTAAGTTCCAGCTACGCGCTACCTTCGGTAGCCCGTATGGTCTTCCCACGAGGAGGTAGGCCCACGCACGTGCCATCCACTTACCCAGAAGCGGCTCCAAGATCATAATCTGTATCACTACAGGTAACCGATCTGTCGCCGCCGATAAGTCGTAAGACGCAACGAATTCGTTTCCTTTGAAACTTTTCAACAGCCGCTCCACCGGAGCGGTCTGATTGAAGGTCCCATCGGTTGGAATCAATCGCAATCTAGCGAATATCCACTCATGTAACGGTCGCATGAGGGTCTGAGTAATCAGATTCACCATAGCAAAGACTCGTATCTTACCCGGTTCTTGTTTGAAGCCTAAACGGCCAAAATAAAGGGGTTTCCCCCAGGTATCCCTCACAAATCTATTTCGATCTTGTTGAGCGGGGCTCGTCAAGAGGAAAGCGATCGGTGAGAGGCGCCTTTTATTTGGGTTCCGTCTCAACCAAACCTCAGCAATACCGTTGATCACGGTAAAGATCGATTGGATCGACGAGTGGAACGACAGTGAGTCCGTCGCCCGCAGCCAACGCAAGAGGATCACTCTCATAGGTGCATCTACCCAAAACGCCAAAGCGTCTAAAGGTAGACCCACTAATGATGAATGACCTCCTGAATTAGGAGCGGACTTCAAAATCACTGGTAGTTTTAACACTCGTAGGTCTCGCCCAAGTTCTAGCTTCCAAGATAACTTCGTTACCTTAGCCGCCAGACCCAGGAACGTGGGGACCCATACTCTCCACTTAACAAGGATTGATCGGAGATCTTTCCCAGGGTCAGTAATCGTGTTCAACTTTAGCTTTCCTTGGAATGGTATTACTCGGTATAAACCGAAACAAGTAAGCCAGAATCTAATAACGTCTACATCACCAGAAATGATTAGTTTCCGTTGAGAGGAGTTTATGATCCGTGGAACCCCACGTCGAGTACGAGAAACATTACAGCCGAGCGCCCAAGGCGAAGCTGCTCTCATCCCCCCTGCGATCTGCTGAGTCAGCAGATAACAGGTTTTGAGATAGACAGCTAAGCCTCGAGCTCCGGCCTTCTTGTACATTCTTGCTGCGAAACGAGCAAATCCCCAGGCAACTTTAATTCGGCCAACTGTTAGGGCACCAAAGACTAACGGGACGATCCGTAGGATCATCCCCGCCAGTTTTGCCTCGGCTTTTACACCGAGGGACCAATCCAACGATCGTCT